TGGTGCGTTGCCCAGATACATATCTTCTTCAGGAAGAAGACCTGCACTCTGGAACTTGCCCCAGCCTTCGGATAGGAAACTGTCAAGTGTTGCCACGTCGGATCCTTTGGCGATGCAATAGAAGCTGTAACCAACTTCATGCTCATCTGCCTCTGGATGCGCAGCACGATATAGCCGCTCGGCCTCCTGAAGGATTTCGAGCTGAGCCATCGTGCCCCGTGGTACACCTGCAAGCTTCTCCAGCTTGGCGGCGTCCGTGGTGTTGGGGTAGAGACGAACTCCCATGATTCTCCTGGGTACACTTGGACTTACACTGCGGGATTGCAGATGCCAAGTAGTTCATCTCAGTCAACACCTGAGACTATGTCTGCTACGTTTAACGTCCAGCTTGACGTAATAACTGTGGGAGGGTTTGCACCTCCCAACCCGCTTTAACGGATCAGTTCTCGAGATAATCTTGTAGTGCGTCTACAAGCATCTCGATTTCCCAACGCTGTAACTTCTTGGCTTGAGCCAGAAGATCTAACGCTGGTTGAGGTTGGGCAACCCCTGGCTCCTTGCTCCGCAGAGCTTCGATAACCTCGGCATTGTCCCAATGAGCTTTAGCCATGGTGTCCTCCACCAGTAACTTGGGCTTACACCACTGGATTGTGGATGCCAAGGGCCTAAGCTCACCTCAGGAATATGTCTGCTACGTTTAACGTCCAGCTTGACGAGAGTTTTCCACAGGCCTGTGGAAAAGCTGTGGAAAACCTACGGTATTCCAAGCAACTGTTCTGTAAGGCCAGCCCTGTAGCAGAGCCTAATCCAGGTCGCGCGCGATACGAATTCGTATCAAAAAACAGGGATTGAGGGCTATGTAAACCCCTGGCTCTCACCAGGGGAAGAGATAACACTCAGCGGCTGCTAGCTTCAATAACGAAGCAGTGATCTTCGGGTCGGCGTGTGATCCACACCTTCCAAATCACTTCATCACCAAAGCCTTCGTCAACAATCGCTTCCATTGCATAAAGCTCATCCAACAGAAACTTGATGACATCACTCGGCGTCCATCCGCTAGCGCGGAGAACGCCAGGCTTCATCACAACCTTCTTGTGGTAACGCAGCATTCCTGCCGCATGACCAAGACGTGTGATCATCTCAGCGTTGCTGATCGTCTGCACTACTGTTGCCATGGAACTAAACTCCAATTCAATAACGTTTGCCTGCGTTGTTACGGATGCGCAGCCCCCGATAATAAATTCAACCCATCACCCCTTTCTTTTTTTCTATACGCAATTCATTACGCATAGGGTACTGGAGAAGCGTCAGTAAAATTTTTTCCCTTTTTTGACCTCTATAGGGCCGTTTTTTGGTATCACAGCGTACATAACACCTAAAATTTGTAGGTGTTGCAGGGGTTTTGCCCAAATTTACAGACAAAAATGCCGGGGTTTTATCCCCGGCTGTGTACGTTATTTACTTAACGTCTGTTCTTACATGTTTGTACGCGCCCACTTCACTGCAGACGTAGCTGCTTTTGCATATTTCTCGGGATCTGGTCGTTCTTGCGCTAGTTTTTGCCGTGCACCAGACGTAAATGCCGCAACATCCATACCACTGGCACCCGACTTTTCCATCTTTTCAGCTACATCAGCAATTGCTTCCAGTGCAATTGCTTTTTCCATGCGGTCTTTAGGGTGCATGTCCGTAGTTTCCTAAAAACTTTACTTACTTTCTTGGTAATAGTCTAACGTACACTGTTTTTTTCTAAATTATCCCCGTTAAAATACAAATAACAAGACATCTATAGCTCATAAGTTCCAAATGGCGTTATCTCCTGCTGATTTTGCCGCATACAGCCGTGCCACTGGTACTCCATACCCAGAAGATCCGGAAGAAAGGGCGGAGTTAGCGCCACAAGTTCTCGAATTTCGCCGTAATCAGCTCAAAAGCCAAGAAGATCAGGGCGTCGATCCCCTTTCGATTGGCATTGGAATTGGTTTAGCTGCTGCCGCCGGTGCCGGTGGGGTATATGGCGTGCGTAAGTATTTAAAACAACGTGGTGCTACTGATCTTCCAGAGCAATCTGGTAGATCGGCTGTTATTACCACAGATCTTGACACTGCTGCACGTTCGCGTGTACGTGATACAACTCCACCTCCATCTCGTCAGCCTGATCTAACTGATATTCAGGATATGCAAACTCCTGATGTTGTTGATCAACAGAATGAAACGGTTGATTCCGGTCCTCAACAATTCTTGCGTCGTCGTGTTGAAGAAAGACAGCGCAATGTTACCAAGATGGATGAATCAACTTCTATTCCACAAGAAGAACGTATTTATGCCCCTGGCAGTGTACTGCCTGTCGATCGTCGCGCTATTCGAGAGGATCGTATCACCACTCGCCTGGAAGCCGAACAAGCTCTTCTTAAGAATGCAGTAGTTTCCCCCAAGGCCGCCTGGAATCAAAGTTTAAGATCTAGCCAAACTCCTGGTGGCCCAGTTAATTTCCCTTCATCTTTACAAAAGATTTTAAAGTCTGAATTAGAGCGTGATTTCCGTAAGCAAGACATTGATCCTCTGGAAGCAGCTGAGCGTGCTTCTCAAATGGCTCAAGGCACTGTTCGTGGTTTGTCTTCACCATTGCGTGAAACATTCTCTGCTTATGCGCAGATTGATCCAGAGATGGTGGATCGTCAGATTCAAGGTGTTCTTGATGATCCTGACTTAACTCCGGGCCAAAGGCAAGGTGCACTATATCGTCTTAATCAACTTAAAACTGCTAGTCAAGGCGTAACTGGTGAGGCCGGTGTTGCTGCTCTTGATTTAGCACGTAAAGGTCGTTTGCCTAATACCTCTTTATTGGACGAACCAATCGGTGGCGCTACCGCAGAAACAAAACAAGTTTTGAACCCTGCATATGTTGATGCAATGGCTAATTACTGGGAGCGTCGCTCCACAGAGTTGCCGCATACGATGAAAGATTATGCTAAACGCAAAGAAGCGGGCCTTTTAAATTATCAACTTCCAGAAAACCAACAGTCTGCAAATAATAATGCGCAGGCGTTTTCTGGCTGGGACAAAGCAACTTCTGAGGCCCTTCAAGAGATTTATGCATCTGAAGTTGGTGATATTCCACAGTACATCACAACAATCAAACCAGTTCGTGGCGAAGAAGCACGTGCTCGCCTTGGTGAACAACAAGAATACACAGGCACTATTGGTAAATACTTTGAAGCAGAGCGTGCTGGTGGAGCGCAGCCAAAAGAGCGTGCATACCTTCCTGTTTATCAACCGGAAGTTTATGCGGGAATGCGACGTAAGGACGGTAAAAAAGAGGGACAACTTGTTGGTTTTCCCTCATACATGAATTTAAATGCCTTGGTTGGGCAAACTAGGCAGCAACCCACGCGTTATAAGGGTGCTGAGACTGGTTTAATTGTTGATACAGTCCCCTTAGCTATAGACACCATTACCGAGAATGAAATTGCTCCTGGTGTTATAGGGCAATTTAAAACTACTGAAGTTGTTCATGCACCTCTTCAGCGTACTCGCCTAACAGTTGATCCAGATACTGGTAAAACCACGGCACAACTGGTCAACTTTCAAATCCGCTTAGATTCTCCTATTTCACAACGTGCGGCTGCAATTCTTAAGGTTGCTCCTGGCACATCACTTCAAAACGCTGTACAAACTATCAAAGATACCTACGGTGACGACTATGAGATGATCAACAGAAAAGTTGATTTGGTTTTAAAGGACACAGTTGGCGATACGCCAATCATGTCTCAAAAACCCTACGATGAATTTGACGAGTCGCGTAGGCAATTTATCAACATGCTTTCCGGTGTTTCTTATGAAACACCACAGAAAGGCTTCTTAGTCGGTATCAATGGAGAAAAATTACCCTATACCGGCCCACAGAAACGAGGCAAGTCAGAATTTAAAGGAGAAGATCAACGCCGTACTAATATTATTGAGGCTCAAAGACTATTAACAGGAGCTCTTGAGTCTTCTTTCCAGCAACGTGGATTTAAACCTGAAGAAGCGGCTAAACGTGCTTCGCAATTAACCGCAGGTTACTTACCCCAATTCGACAAGTCTGGTGTAATTGTTGCTGCTAAACCGCAGCTTGCTTCACCAGAGAAGATGCTGACTGGGCAGCCACTCCCAGATATCATGCAACGTCCTCAAAGAGAGGGTTTGCAAGAAGTGGATGAAGCAGTGCGTTCTGGTTACTACACCCGCTTAGAGCCTTCTTATGGTGGTGCTGTTTCTTCTCAATTGCGCAACTTAGTAAAACAAGGCGCTCAAGTTACGCGGCAAGATGGGAACGTAATCTACAGGCTGGGAGATAAGACGCAGTCTTTCCCTGCAAAACGCCTTGTAGATACTCTTAAGCTTGAAAACCAAGACGCCATCAATATCGCAGAACTAACCGGTATCACTTTGGTTTCAGAAGGAGAAGATGTCTCTGGACCTTACATGAGGCTTTCGTCTCGTCAAGCAGGTCAGCCCAATATTTTGCCTACTCAGCGTAGTGCAAAACCTGGTTTTTACTACAATGAGTTTGGTGAGTTGATGCAAGAGCCGATGACATCTTCTTTCACTGGCCCTGCTCGTTTTGCTGCTGGTCCTATTGGTAATGTCCTGGAAGGTAATTATCCCAAAGGCGGTAGCCGTCTTTCTGTACGTACGTCACCGACTGCTGAATTACAAGAGTACAATCGTTACCGGCTTGCAGCGGCAGCGGAAGCGACTCCTGGTGGGCGCATGGTACGTGGTGCACAACAAATGGGTGCAGGTCTTGGCTCTATTCCTGCAGGCCTTGGCGCATTAACTGAATCTGAAACGATTGAACGCTATGGTGCAACTGGATCACAGTTACAACAAGCAGGTAACCAATTAATGGCACAAGCTGCTTACAAACGAGGACAACAACCTGGTCCTACTGCACAAAACGTACCGACACCACAAAGCAGAATTCCAAACGCAACTCCAGAACCTTCTGTTTACGGTCCTTCTCAACCACCGATGCAAGGCCCTCGCATGGGTCTTGGTACACAAGGTTTAGGCCTTGCCGGAAACACAGAAACCGCTGGATACGCACGTCGTCCTTCTGCGATACCAGAAGCCGTTGATCCGATCCAAGCACGTAATGATGCAGTTGCACGTCACCTTGGTAACTACATCTCTGCAGCTGCTGCACGTATGGAAGGACCTGCTTCAATTGCTGGTGTTAAACTCAAGGGAGTAGGTCAAAATGCGCTTCGTCCCTACCAGGCACCTTCTGAAGGGATGATTCAACAATTGATGCGTGCTGCTCGTCGTCGTTAATCATGGCTGAGAAAAAGAAGAAAGACAAGAAGTGGATTCAAGGCATGGACATGAAGGAGGGTGCCTTCACTGCCAAAGCCAAGAAAAAAGGAATCACTTCTGCACAGCTCCAGGCAAACGTTCTTGCTAATCCTGAGAAGTATGATGAAAAGACCGTAAAACAAGCACGGTTACGTCAAACTCTGGTAGGGTTAAAAAAGAAAAAAGATAGTAGTAAATCAGAAGACTGATGGCAAAAGATCATCGCCTTGAGCTTGGCAGATACATTGATTACACCAAAGATGTATTTGCTAAAAAGCGTCAATTAAATTTTGATGATCTTTTTTCTGCTAAAGCAGACAGTGGCACAGCCCCCTGGACCCCAAACCGCTTTGATAGCGCAGACCTTCTGCGTCGTATTCAAACGCGTAAACTGCGTTTTAACCCGGGTCTTCAATACGTTGGTGATGACGCCCAAAACCTAGAAGTTTTTGCTGGTATTGGCCGATTTAATCGTAGAGAAGATTACGACTTTAATGTTGGACGTGCGTTAACAAAACAACGCCCTGAAGAACAACCTGGCTTTAATGAAATCTGGAGAGATATGTATGCTCTCAGTCCTACTCTCAAACCAGACGATCGTATTAGCAATCCAATGCCACGTGCTTCCAACCCGGATCCAAAGGGTTATCTGATGGCAACCGCAGAAAACAAAGCAGAAAACGAAGCAGAAGGTAATCTGTCGGTCGCCCAACTCCTCAAAGGAGACAAGGAAGATTCAAAAGAAACGTTTAAAAAGAATAATGAAGAGCCAAAAACGTAACATTTATAATAAAAGAAAAACAGTGTGATGGCCGGTAGAAGCGATCTTTTTCAAGGTTTACTTAATGCTGCTAAAGATGTTTTACCAGGCACCTTGATGAGCGCGGGTTTAACAGGTGGCCTGGCATTAATGGGAGGCGCATCACCTAAAGATGCCGCTCTCTATGGACTGATCGATGCAGGTGTCTCTGGCACTGCATTGACAGGCTTGCGTGCTTTACGGCCCAAAGCACCGATGCGCATGATTAATACAAAAACAGGAGAAGAAACACTTCAACCTGGTAGCAGTCGGTTAGAAATGCCCGTTAACTTTGCAGCTTCCCTTTTCTTAACACCGACTATTGCTGATAAGTTGATGGGTGGTGGAACGACTTCTACTGATGTCCTTCAATCTCAACAGATCTTACAACAAAATTTGCAGCGTGATCTTTTGAATGAAGCATTGGCAAAACGACTGGAACAGGTTGAAAGTAATCGTGCAACGGTAAGGAACGCTTATTCACCTAATACAATGTTCCAAATGCAGGGTTTGGAACGGACACTGCCGATGTCCGCTGCTATGCGTGAAGAGCTATATCGCCCTGATCAGTTTAATTTAGCTAACGTCCAGCGGGACATGGCATCCATTGTAGGTGTCTAAAATGAATCAGTTTCAAACGTTCCTTAATAATTTAGGCACCAACCTTGCCGTTGGTGCTGCCAAAAGCGCAGAGGCTACTCGGCGTGCAGATGAAATTTATCCAACCGCTTTAAATCTCCGTGGTAAGTACCACAAGGAGTTAAAAGATCTTGGTGTTTCTCTGCGTGAGACACCTGTACAAGCGGCAGGTGCTTTTGGTGCACGTCTTCTTACTGATATTGCCAACGATGGGACGCGTGGCATTTACTGGCGCTATAACCATCCTTTAGCGATTCTTGATAAAACTGTTGATAAAACCCTTGAGTCAGCTGTTGGTCCTGAAGCCTATAAAGAATTAGGAAAACAAAAAACAGGTCTGATTGCTTTGGGCATCACTTTACCAGCTACCGCCCTTGCTGGTACTTACGACATCACCAATGTCGGAGAAATGTTCAGGCCCAAGGGTTATGCTCAGTCGTATGCAGAAGAAGGCTCAGAAGACCGTCGTGAAACCGAACAACCTGCGCAAGAACTTTTTGAACGTTTCTTCCTTCAGCGCCAAGGCCGACCACTCAAGTATGAAACCGCAAAAGAAGATATTCCCGATTTGACGCCAGAGCGTTACGCTAATTTCATGCGTAACTACTACCAAGATAAAGGTCTGTTTGGGATTGTTAAATACACTTCAGAAAACTTAGAGGGTGTCCCAGAGCTGAGGATGCTTGGTTATCCAGTCAATATTGCATCTGCCGCGACAGCACTCGGTGGTCTTGCCGGTGCATCTCTTGCTTTACGTGCTCCAAAAACAGGTAAGTCTGTTGTTGTTCAACAAGGAATTCCTGGCCTTGCTGACGATGTCGCAACAATGAAAACCACGTCTGGTTTTACAAAAGGCTTGGCAAGACGTGGATTTGCTGGCGCAGTTGCAGGTGCTGCCGCTGGTGCATTAACAGGAACTGCAATTAATGAGATGATTGCACGTGGCAATAGACCACAACTACCAACTCTCGAGCAATATGCAGAAGAAGTGCAGTGATAGAATTTACTTTATAAGAACCTTATAACGTTTAGATATGTTTACGGTTGGCGACATTATTTATGACGCGCAGGGAAACCCTGTAGGAAGAACTTCAAGTCCTGGGGGTGGACAGCAAACAGCTTCGTCGCCTCAACCTGCACCTGCACAAAGACGGCGTTCTTTCAGGGACGATACCAGAAAAGCACAAGATTTTCTTTCTAATGCTTTAAGTGGCTTAAGTCAGTATTTTTCTGGCGGTGAACAGGCTGTTCCTGCGAGTGCACCTGGTTCTTCCGGTACGGTTGCAGTTGGTGGCGGTGGTGGTGCTAGTGCGCCGAATGGTGCGGGCCAAGTACGTAACGCCATCTTTGATCGACGCAATCTTATGGGCGGCGCACTCGCTGTTCCTACGGCATTGTTTGGTGTACAAGAAATGCTTGAAGGCCGTCCACTGTCGGCTGCCGCTGGAACTGCCGGAGGTTTGGTAACAGGCGGTGTTACGGCTGCATTGACGGGCGGTTTACGCAGTAGTAAAAATCCTCTTCTCAAAGCCGCTGGTTACGCTCTGCCCGCATTTGCTGCAGCTACCGGCACCGGCGCTGGTGATTTAGCAGAGAAAGCTAAGGTGAGCGGTAAGCTGCCTTTTGGCATTGGTAAAGGTGAACCAACTGCGGGTAAAGAAGGCAGTCTGTCTGAACAGATCGCACAAACCGAAAAAGTTGCAGAAGCACTTGCTGGTATGGATGCCCGTACTGCACAACTTTATATCCAAACTCAACAACAACTCGCTCGTGATGCGGCAGATCTTGATTTCCAAAATACACAGCGCATGATGCCTTTGGTTGAACGTGCAAAACGCAATGAGCTTGTGCGTCAACAAGCTTTGATTGCCACCATGGGCCAAAATTATGCAATGCTTGGTACCGTTGCAACGGCAGGCAAGCTTGCCATTGGCAGCCAAGAAGAGCAAGGACTTAACTTAAGAACAGCTTTGCAAGCTGCGCCTTACGCCAATTCAGTGCTCCAAGCTCCTAGTATTAGTTTCTAAGGAGGGTAATAATGGCACAACTTCCTTTTGGTCTTGGATCAGTTTTTGGACCACAATTCCCACCAGAACAAACAACAACTGCAATCCCTATTGCTGGTCAAACCGATATTTTGCGCGAGATCTATAGCACTCCGTTTTTGCAAGATCTGTTTGGTAAAAATAAAACTAAAGACGGCAAAGAGGAAGAAGATGTTAGCCGTTATAATAAAGCGTTAGCAATCCAAGTAGCACGCGATCTTTTTGAAAATGATCCACGGGTCATTTCAGAGCGTTCTCGTATCTACGAAGGTACCATGAATCGTATTGCTGATGCCGCTCAGCAACGCGCGATGCAGGCACATTTGTTCAAAGGTTTCATCGAACTTCCCAAGAGATGGCAAGATGCCATGGCTCAGAAATTTACTTTTGCTGAGCCAACGTTTAACTTGATTCGTGAAGGTACGCAAGGGCGTCCTGCACAAGTCGCCCGTCAGTACAACTTCCTCGCTTAGGTAACATCATGGCACAAATTCCTTATCCCGTTGGCTCCGAAATCTACAACATGGCAACCACTGGTTCAGCCACTGGTGCTCCGCAAGGTTTCAACATGGGCCAGCTTAGTGGCATATTAAATTTTGCCAACATGGGTCTTGGCATGATGGGGATGCGTAATACAACTGAATCCATGAACCAAGCACAGCGAACCGCTGGCATCTTTGGTGACATTGGTACAGGTCGTGATTACCATGCCGCTGAATCTGACTTTGAAAGGCAGATGCGCGCTGCGCAATGGGGTAATAAATTTAAGGCAAATGATCCTTTTCTTCGGCAAAATGAATTGTATGACAGCCTAAAAAATCCTGGGCTTGCCGGTCGTTACGGTTCTTTTGTTTCTTGATAAATCAAATCAGTTAAAATAAGACATAATAGGTTTATTAAATAGATGGCTTTTGATATCGGAGGTGCTTTTGGAGGTGGGCTATCAGGAGCGGCAACCGGTTCTGTTTTTGGTCCTGTCGGTTCCATTATTGGTGGCATTGGTGGCTTAGTCACTGGTGGACTTACTGGTGGCGGACCTCAAGACTATGTGCCAACAGAGCTTGAAGAACAGCTTGGAAACTATGCTTTAGACCGTGTACAAGCGAGTAAAGCAACAAAGGCTGCTGCACTTGCCAAGTATAAAAGCCTGGCACAAAGCGGTAATAGGGGCGCCGCAGAAGCCTGGCTAGAATCACAAAAAGATATTTATTCCAACCCCGAATTTGCGTTGAACAGGTTGAAAAAAAGCTACAAAAAACCAATTGACTACAGTAGTGACGCCTATGCTGATATTGCTAAATCTATTTATGGGCAACAAGGCTTAGGTTTTACTGGTGATGAATACAACGCTTTTGCCGGACAAGCAAAAGCCCGTGGTATCAGAAGTCCATTGGCGTTTGGGGATATGTTGAAACAAGACCTGATTTCCTCTGGTAAGGTCATGACATCACAGCAGGAAATGCTTTCTAATATCTTTGGAACTCCAGAGCGTGATGCAAGTGGTCGTTTAACAAACCGTTATCCGACTATTGCCAAAGTACCTGGCCCTACCGCCATTCAGCCAATCACCTATCAATACGGAGCGTAACAAAAATGCCTGCAAAAGATCCAAGAGAGCAAGCACGTGAATTAGCGGGAAAAGGTTATTCGGCTTCTTACATTGCTAATAAAACAGGTTTAAGTGGCGCTGGAGCCAGAAATGTTGTTAGTAATTGGTCTCCAACTGGTGTAGCCGCACATCAGGCTGCAGCCGCCGCTGCCGCTTCTCAGGGACCACCCAGTTCTTCTTCGGGTACATCAAATACTTGGAATCCCACTGACGTAGCAAGTATTTTCCAAACCCTTCAGACAGGCCAAGAAAATCTCGCCAATATTCAAGGTCAGTGGTCCCAGAATGCAGCGCAGATTGGTGCTAATGCTGCCGTCAGTTCTGCTGGTATTCGTGCTGATGCAGATAAAGAAGTTGCCAAAGCTTATGCTGACGCTCAAAAGTATGCGTCTAGCCTGGGTCTGGAAGGCGTTAAATACGGTGCCGATAAAGAGTCTGAGTGGCGCCAGGCTGTTGCCAACATTGAAGTCAAGGGCAAGCTTGACTTGCAGCCAATTATCAATGCAGGACTTGAAAAAGTTGCTGGTATCGAGGCCCAAGCATCACGTGATGTAGCTGAGACAACAGGTAGATACAGCCTGGAATCCATGAAGCAAAGAACTGCTGCAGATAAAAGTATTGGCAAAATGCAGCTAGCTGGTTCTATGTATGGTTTACTTGGCTCTGTATTTGGTTAATACTGTTTAAAATAGATACATAACCAAGTGTTATTTACATGTCCAGCTCCGTACCCACCGGCCAATCCGGCACCGAAGATTATTTTGATATCGATAAGTTCCAGCAACTTCTCGATCGTTTAGAAGGCTCCAAAGGCCGTCAAAAGCGCCAAGAATCCCTGGAAGGCCGTCGCAATGTCTTTGCACAGGGTCTTGCCAGTATGATGAGCAACTTCTGATCTCATAAGGAGGTATAAGCCATGGCCAGCAGCGTGCCTGCGGGTCAGACCAATACAGATGATTGGTTTGACCTAGATAAATACAAGCAAGCTGCGGAAGTGGCTTATAGTTTCTCCAAGAAGAAATTAGAGGACACTGGTGAACAAGAACGCAAAACCATCGGTAAGGGCGCAGAAGAGCAACGAACCTCTGCCTCCCAAGGACAGGAGTTCAAGCAAGCTGACGAAGCCAGAGACTACGGTCAGGCGCAACGAGCTTATCGATATTGAACTGTTTGATCAGTGGGTTGATAACCTCGATTCTGCTGAACAAGATGCGTTCATTAGTTTTGCAAGCGAAACGTTCTCAGTTATTGAATGCTACCTTTATGCCAGATTCCTTGGCTATAAGGGTAGCATTGTTCCATGCGAGCAGTGGGTTAAAAGCCACTATCCAAAACCTGATCACCGTAAAAAACTCCTCTACGAAATCGAGGAGATGCAAGAAGATATCCGCAAACTACGTGACGACGTTGATAACGGTGTTGTAAAACGTGATGCTGGCGTTGCACGCATCGCAGGTATGCAAAAAGAGTTACGCGGCACCATTGCTCAGATTGAACAATTCACATCCAGCCGCGACCGCAAGGGTTTGTTGATGGCTGGAGCTGATCGAGCCATTCGTGAGTTAATGGTCATCTTTAAAGATGATCCCATTGAGATCCCCCTGGAAGAAGCATCGATGAGTATCTGGGCAAAGATGCAGTATGAAGAGAGTTGATTTAAAATAGATTCATGAATCCAGCACCACAAGCTCAATCTGCTCCTGACGCCAGGCTTGCTGGCGGATTGATGAACGTTGTTCAGCAGCTTCAGAAGAATCGTTTTGGCGGTCTTCGTCGTTTACAGGGTGCACCCATTGGTGGTGAATCACCTGCAGCGGAAGGCGCTGAAGTTTTAAACGCTATTCGCAACAGCAAGCAAAATGAGCAAGAACAAAATGCCTCCAGAACTCCTGGAGCATTTCAAAAAGAAGGAAGCCAAGAATCCGGACGGCAGCGAGATGTCGGACAAGGAGAAACGCAAGGCCGCCCTGGAGAAAGCTCGGAAGTACAAGGAACAAAAGAAGAGCAACAAAGACGGCGAATGAGGTAGTATTCAGTAATACACTGAACAATACCTAACGTGCCCGCATATCAACATCTTGCATATCGGCGTAACGCGCAAGCTGCTGCACGTAGGCAACAGATTCGTGTTCCACGAAATCTTGAATCTCTGGAAAAAGCCCGGGAAGATTTCGGTTTCTTTTGTGAATATGTAGCTGATAAACCTCCGGCTCAGCATCATAGAGAATGGCATCGTCACTTTGTGACGGGTGAAGATAGTAGTTGCCTTCTAAAAATTGCTGGCCCAAACGTTGACCTCCTGGCACCCAGGGGATCCGCGAAAAGTACGGTCCTTGGTCTGTTTACAGCATGGGCGATTGGCATTCACACACGTGCCAAGAAACCGCTGCAGATTCTGTATTTGTCTTACACCGTTGATATTGCACGTTCCAAGTCAGCAACCATCAAACGCATCATTGAAAGCAAGCGATATCAAGAAGTTTTTCCGACCGTACGTCTTTTAAAAAACGTCACCAGTAATGAGTACTGGTCCATTGACCACAAGTTTGCGGGCATTGATACCACAGGTGAAGAACAGTTCACGCTCTGTGCCGCAGGTCTCAAGGGCTCAGTGACTTCCAAGCGTTCTCATCTGGTCATCATTGATGACGCTATTAAGTCTGCTGCAGACATCTCCAACCCTGACATCCGGAAGCAGATGCAGGACAACTGGAATGCCGTGATCGCACCAACTATGTTTGAAGGTGCCAGGGCCATCTGCCTTGGTACGCGCTTTAGACATGATGACATTCATTCCACAACCTTCAACACACAAAACAACTGGTTACAGATTGTTCTATCTGCAATCTTGCAAGACCCAAAAACAGGAGATGAGAAGTCGTACTGGCCAGAGATGTGGTCGTTGGATTACTTGAAGGAAAAGAAAAGGCAAGCACCTATTGCTTTCTCTTTTCAGTACATGAACCAGGTCATCAGGCAGAACGAGCTATCGCTTGCGCCTGAACTGATTGTCAAAGCTGAGATTGCAACTGAGTTTGACACGCTTGCTATTGGAGTGGATCTATCTGCTGGAACAAAAGAAAAGAATGATTACACAGTCATGGTTCTAGGTGGCCGCATTGGCGATCAGATTCATGTTATTGATTATCGGCGTCTTCGCGTGATGGGCAACCTTGAGAAGCTCGATGCACTTAAAGAACTTCTTAATGATTGGTCTATTCTTGGCCGTGATGAAAATGGTAAGTACGTCCCAACTTATTCCACGTGTGATATTTATTCAGAAGCTGTTCAGTACCAGGCTTCTCTGGAAGCTGATTTCAAGCGGGTATGTCTTAACAATGAGAATCTTTATAACTTGAATTGGCATCCTGTCAAAGGATTCCGTGCCGATAAGTTGGCACGTTTCCGTGGTTGTATGGGATTGTTTGAGGACCGTAAGATCATCTTCAATCGCTATCGCAACTTCACCGCCATGTTTGAAGAACTGACTAACTTTGGTGTTAGCAGTCACGATGACTGTGTCGACGCTCTTGTTTGGATGATTAACGGATTAATGCGCAAAGGTAAGTTGCAACTTGATTACTAAATCTTAAAATTAGAAAAAAGCTTATTCAAGTCGTGGGTCCAGAATACATTGCTATCGGTCTCACGGCCGTTGTATCTGCTGTTACTGGGGGCGGTTGGGTTGCAGGTAAAATCCTGGGACGACAAAACGACCAAATCCAGCAAGCCTTTAATTACATCGGCTCACAAAAGCGTAGGATTGACGTTTTGGAAGAAGATTTAAAACGCTTACCTTTGGAATACGTTCTTAAGGTTGACTTCCTAAGAGAAATCCAACAGATGCATGATAACTTTAATCAGATCAATGCAAAGCTTGATAAGCTAGTTGAGATATTGCTTGAGTCAAAATGAGTTACATCCTTGAGGTCCAGGAGGACGAAAACGGAGATCAATACATTGTCTTTCCAGATGAGGTCACCGAAGAGCTGGGCTGGGAGGAAGGAGACGTACTTAACTGGGATGTCCGTGGTACTGGCATCATTATCACTAAGGTGAACGACGCGGCAGGATACGAGGTTATAGAAGAGTAGAATAAACGGATTGAGATAACAAATACATGCGCTACAGCATAAGTAATGTCCCTGGCGCACCAGGTAATAATGCAGGGTTAAGTGACCTTGTTTATCGAGGTGGTCAGCCACCGATAATGACTTTGCCTTACTATGGCGAGCAACCGGGTATTCAACTACTTGCACAAGCCCAACCTAAACAGACTTTAAAACAACTCCTTGGTAACCGACCAGGGGGCATGAGTGATATCCCGGGAGATGTGCGTTTCCGAGGAGATACACAATTCTTGCCCTACGATCCTGGTAATTACGCGCAAAACAGTAAACAAAACCCGTTACGCAATAATCGTTGGACCGGCCTTTTTGATCCAAGAGGATATGTAGGACCAGGCCTGGGTCCTTACTTTGGAAATCGTCAAGGTCCAGGACTTTATGGCGAAATGGGTACAGGAGCAATTTAACTTTTTAAAACTGCTAGTATTTGGTTAACGTACAAGGTGAATAATGGCCGACGCTAAAGCCCGTCTTCAAGAAATCATCAACGCTTACCTGGATAAGGACAGCAATATTGTTGTTGATACGGGCATTGTTGCGTCTCATATTGCGCAGATGAAACTCTTTGGTATTCGCCAAGGAGTTGAGTTTTTTCCATCCCAAGATAACTTCGGTGCACAGCGCAAGGACTTCCTTGATCGTGTGATGAAGTACAACAAGATGGATACGCGCCTGGATTCGATCTGGGAGTATTTCTTGTGCGATGGCAAAGGTCTTTTTTATATCCGTCCTACCAAAAACAACTATCGTCTCTACTACTTTCGTGAGCATGAATATCGTACTTATTACAACGTTGATGGCGAGCTTGATGAAGTTGTAATCATCTACAGCTACAAGGTGCGTCGTGGTAACGGATTTGGCGATCAAATTAATACAACGAGTATTACCGGTACGCAAAGTACTTACAACCCTGGCGCTAAACGCTATATACGCTTAGCCATTAAACCAACCGAAATCGAAGAAACGCACTCCGATTCGGAAATGAATTTTGATATGCCGACGTATGCGTTAACAGGTAACACCAAACAATTAACTAATAGTCTTGGCTTTATTCCTTGCGTTGAGATTCTAAATAATCCACAAGGTTTCTCTACAGAAGGTATCGGTGAATTCGATGCCATGGCAAATCACATTTGTACGCATGATGATTTGATGCGTACCATGCGTAAAAATATCACTTTCTTTGGTAACCCGACACTGCTGTCTTCTCGTCCAAAGACCGACTTGATGGAAGCTGGTGGGGACATGACAATTCAGCGTCCATCCATTGCTGCAAACTCTGGCTTCACAAGCCCCTCTCCTTTGAGCCGTTCAATGTTCAAGGCTGATCCAGTCAGCCGTGGCATTGATGGTCAGATTCGTGTTCCACGCGTGATTGCAAACCTGGAACCAAACGATCGTGTTGGTTACATTGTCCCAGATGCCATCACTGGTGACCAAAACGCATTTGCGCGTCAATACAGGGAAGAGATTCGTACTGCCCTTGGTGGCGTTGATGAACTTTCTATTTCTGCTGGCGTAACCGCAACTGAGTATAAATCCCTATTCGGTCGTGTATCTGCTACGTCCAAGAAGAAAGCAAATGCAATTTATACTCATGGTATTTGTCGTTGTTTAGAGCTGATTATTTACCAAGAAGAACAACTGTTTAAGTCAACTCTTGCGGCCGCAGCAGGACTTGAGAAGCCCGTGGCACTAAGCCCCAATGCTGCTCCGGAAGAAGAAGGTGCCTATCAAGAAGCGATGAAAATGTATAACGATAAACTCAAAAAGATTATGATGGCATGTATCGAGACTCAGATGATTCCACCAGGGGTCATGGGTCTTATTCCCGATGGAGATGTCACCGTTCTATGGCGTTGGTTGGGTCCTGTTTATGAGGACTCAACCCAAGATATTCTCAACAACTCAATTGTTGTACGAAATCTGCAAGAATTAGGTGTTGATAGCATTGAAGCATTGAAATACCTCTTCCCGTCTAAGACGGATGAGGAGCGGGCCGAGATGTTATCTGGGTTCCCATTCAGGATGGTGAATGAATTACAGGGTGCATACTCTGCATTTGCCAGGTTAGTGGGGGGAATGATGCAGACTCCCCACCCGCAAGCACCGGATCTTCCGATGGCTGCGGACCCAAGATTGGACTTAACTCCATATCTGTATCGAACATTAGAAGCTCTACAAAAGGAGATGAGTTATGCAGGACGCTACCGTCCAATCGATCCCACAGACGAGCCCGACTCCGGCAGCGGTGGCTCCCAGCAGCTACGTGGTGCCCAGTTACCAGGCAGCACCAGCAGCCCAGGCTCCAGTGGCAGCTCCGGTCCAGTATCAGGTGGGTACCAGCTACCCCCAAGCGGTACCTCAGGCGGCCCCCAGTTACCAATCCGCCCCGTCTCAGTACGCCCCCCAATCCCCATCGGAGAGTCAGGGCAACCCATGGGAGTCGGCGTTCAACAAGGTGGTGAACCTGCTGAGCGCACCAGTTCAATCCCCGTTCCAGGGTCAACCGTCAGCTCCGACGACACAGTACGCCCCGGCCAATTACGGCCAGCCGGTGCCCCAAGTTACGCCACAATCGGCTCCGCAGACTTGGCAAGCCAACCAGACATACTCGCCCAGCTCTTCCCAAACCTTCTCGGTTCAATCCTTGGGGGACGTAGCGGATCTGCTCCAGTGGAGCCCAGAAACCCGCCACGTGGTAAGCGCGTACGGCGTTGAAGCACCCGCCATCCTCAATAACTATGCTCTCCAACTGGAAGGCATGCTGGATAGCGCTGTTGCCTGGGGCACCCAAGCTAAAGGTCTGATCGAAGGCTATGCCGAATTTGCGGTCAATGAGCACCAAGAGAACCTGGCTTACAACGAAATCCTGACGAACCCTGATGTTCTCAGTGATTACACCCTCAAGTTCTTTGGTCCTGAAGGTCCGTACCCCGTGTACGAAAGTGAGGCCGAACTTGAAACCCCTGGCTACCGCACTGAAGCCGTGAATCCGATGCTGGGCCAGTTCCCTGCACCTCCTTCTGCTTCTGCTCCTCAGCAGCCCGAGAATTTCTGGGGCAGCTTCAAGCAACAAATGGATGTTGATCCTTCTAACGCCTGGCGTCTTCTGAACCAGGCTCAGCCTCAAGTCGTTGCAAACAAACTATTTGTGATGGAGTAAGCAATGATTAAACTTGCTGGTAAATACGCAAACGCAATCAGCAGGAATCCCGTTGCTTCCGCAGTGGCTGGCGGCCTTGGTGCCGCTGGCCTTGCTACATTAGGTAATGTAGTTTCCGGTGAAGCACAGGAAGAAGGTCCTGGGCGTTTAGCATTAGAAGCTTTAGGCGCCGGTGGCTTAGGTGCTGTAATGGGTTCTAAGATCCCTGGTTTACGCGGAAAAGCCATAAAGGCAATGCGTGATCTTGGGACAACAGTCATGAATAATCCTGGTTCAGTTGCACATCGTGCGACAATGTCTCCACAAGATATTGCTGTTGCTGAAAACGTTCGTGACTTTATGCGCCAGGCTGCACGTGAAGGTGCAGATCCTGAACAACTACGCCAACAGCTTAAAACAAGTCTACGTAACACACAAGGGTTGATTAACGCCGCCGGCATTCCGCTTGGTTTAACCGCGGCCGGTGCAGCGGGCGGCATGCTTGGTGGTGGTGTCGCTAGCCTTGGTCAACTTGTTGGTATTCCTGGTTTAAATCAGGATGAGGCCATGCAAATGGTTGCACAACAAGGTATGGATCCCGAGGGTTACGGTTCTGGCAATATGCTTGCCGCTCGTTCTGGTATTCCGACGACGCGATATGCGTAATAAATAAATTACGCACTGCTAAAATTTGTGTTAGATAAGACATAATCATGTCTGAATCTTTCACCCGATAAAAAACATCGACACTGGAGGATAAACCAAGGTGTTCATTGATAACGACTTTCCAAAGATTTTGGGCGCCGAGCTGTATCGGCCCCATCCTGCGTATATCGCAGAAATGGCAGTCGAGCCTGTGGTCGTGCATGACTTCACTCGTCAGCCTGGTCAAACTGTCCAGTTAGACCGCTATAAGTTCTGGGGTACCCCTGGTACTAAGGACAGCCGTGAGCGTATTGCCGACCAAACCATCGGTACCGCTAACAGCCGTAACATCACCAAGGAGAAAGTCCTGGTGGTGCTTAAGGAATACACTGGTCCTGCCGACCCGGGTGATCCGACCCAGCCTTCGACCTTCAAGATTGCTCGCGAGACCCTGATCACGGCTCAGCGCCTGCTGTTGGACTCGGGCAACCTTAACATGTTCCACCAGTCCATCGGTAGCCTGACGCTGCTTGATGACTATCGTCGTTGGCGCGACCGCGTCTTCATTGACGAACTTGCCAAAGCAGAAGCTAACGGCGCTGCTTCCACCACCCAAGGCGGTTACTACTTCGCTGGTGGTAAGACCAAAGATTCTTCCGGTCGTATTTCGTACTCCTCCACTGAGTACGGCAACGAAGTTCAGCAGTTCCAGGTGAAGACCGACCTGCTGACTATTGTTAAGGACCTGCGTAAGCGTAACGTTCCGACCTTTGCTGATGGTCTGTATCGTTGCATCTGCGATCCTACCTTTATGATGCACCTGCGTCGTGACGCAGACTTCCGTGAGATCGCACGCTATAGCGGCAACCCTGGCCAAGGCATGTACATGGGTAACCCCATGATGCCTAACAACGCCAGCTTCTACATGGGTCCCCAAGCTGGTCAGGGTTACTTCCTGGCTGGTGAGCCTGTGATGCCGACCGGCGTTCAATTTGAAGGCGTTAAGTTCTTCGAGTCGACCAACTTCCCGACCAAGACTGTCCAAGCTTCCTTCAACGGTGGCTCCAGCTACAGTGCCCAAGAAGCAGCCCAAGGTTACTTCTTCGGTCCTCAGTCGATCGGCGTAGGCATCGGTGGTCCGAACGCTCAAGTTCTTATCAACAACAACGACGATTTCAGCCGTTTCATCATCCTGATTTGGCAACTGTACGCTGGTTTCGAGATCCTGAACAAGGACTTCGTGACTACCGCTTACAGCTTCGTGTCTGATGACGGCACTGTCTGATAACAAACCATAAATCCAAATATAGGAAAAGATAAATGACCTATTTGTCCGCAAAAAAAATCTACCCAGGTAACTGGGCAGAGCCTCTGAACGGTTGGTACAAGAACATTGATACCGACGACAGCGGTAGTGTTGATGGTTCCAAGGGTGGCCCTACTTCGGTGCTGGCTGTCCCTGGCTATCGCTACTTCCAGCAGCGTGGTTACGTGCCTGTTACCGCAACTTCCGGTAGCGGTCCTGTGGCTGCAGCCGATGTGATCGTTCCTTCCCCTTACCGCCAGGACGACACTCGCCCCGACATCACCGGCATGGTGATCTCTGGTAGCAGCACCCTGCCTGCTTATGTGTATCGCGCCACCATCTCCGTTGCTTCTGGCTGGGGTGACGGTCGTGTTGCCTCCGGTATCTATGCCGCCACCGGCAACGTGATCTCCTTCGGTCGCAGCAACAGTGGTAGCCCCACCGCTGCCTCTGGTATCGGTGAAGGTGTGATCCAGGCCAACCTGACCTCCACTGTGTCTGGCACCCAAGCTGGCGAGATCTTCTTTGCTGCTGGTGCCGCTGCTTACAGCACCAATCCGTTCCTGATCGCATCTGGCGCCGCTGGTGTGACCGCCGGTAACGTAAACTACGCTGCTACCGCTGCCACCACCCTGAAGGTGTTTGCAAAAGAAACCGCTAATAGCACCGCTACTTCCGGTGGTTTCTACATCTCCAGTGGTGATGCAACTGGTGGCCGTACTGGTTATCTGGTGGTTGAGTGCTGCTACGTCCAACCTGACGTGGCACCTGGCTACGAAGATATCGATGGTTACCTCCTGGGCCGCACTGTTAGCTGATTAGGTTAAACTAAGACCAGTGAATAACTGGTCTTATGTCAGCTACTGCAGCAATGCTTTATCAGCACAAAAAAACGGGTGCAAGAGTCAAGATTGTAAGCGAATGGGATAACGGCGATTGGTACATGGTTGAAGACCAAGACGGTCGCCTTTATACCGCTTACAGGACTGAACTTACGCCTGACGAGAATGCCACTAAAACGGTAAAAACTCTCCAGGTAAAAGATAAAGCTGCGCAGGAAGAGCCACGTACTTTCCCCCCGGACAACCGTTTAAATATCAATTCAGCTACCGCTCAAATGATCGCTGATCATATTAAAGGTATTGGATTGAAAACAGCCCGAGAGATTAAAGATCTTCAGATGTCCTTATCGGGTGAAAGGTTCAACAATCTCGAACAGTTAAAACAAATCAAGCGAGTTGACTGGGATGCCGTACTGGCGGCTGACCTGATCAGAGTTTGATCATTCATCTCCTTATTGAACCCCTGGAAAACCAGGGGTTTTTTAGTCTTACAATAAAAAATAAAAAGATATGGCGGGCTTAATTCCTGGTGGTCACGTAGTTGACCCTAGTAAAGACATATACCCAACTTCGGGTGTACACATTGATCCACGTGTGTATCCGCGTTTTGGACCCAATAGAGATCAACCAATCAATCCAAGAAATGCAAAATTTCTGTTACAGAATCTTCTTGTTGGTAATAAACCGGTAGTTGAACAACGTAATGGAGCTTGGTACTGGAACTTTCCAATCACCAGTGAATTTGGGCCAAGAAATATTAATGTTGCCGGCGCTAGCAAGATTCATAAAGGAATCGATATTGCTGGCATGAAAGCCGGCACTCCGATTACTTATCGCGGATATGGTACATATAAACCCGGGCAAGGCTATGGTACTTTTAGTGTTACCGACGCCCAAGGAAATCCTTATGATCTCCAGGTATTGCATACAGTCCCCGGCAAGGTAGCTGATGTTGTTGCTGGGACTCCACCTCCAGCGCCCATCCTTCCTCCATCAGAAGCTGATTTAGCAAAAGAAGCAGCAGACAAAGAAAAGTTTTTAAAAAACTATATTGAGAGACAGTTTGAGCGTGCATCGTTAAATGAGATTCTTAACAGAGAAAGAAAAGATCCTTTTGCAGAATTCCAGGAATTAATGCAAGCTGTCCCCATGGGAGTCCTGCAAAATCCCTTGGGTTAATTCAGTACATTTATAATTGAGAACATACGGAAATAAGCTGTGCAGCTCAGCGACTTTGATAAAAGTAGAGTCCGGTATCATCTGGGCTACTTCACGGTTTCCGTGCCAGCGGGTGACTACGCCCGTCTGGAAGAAGCAATGAATACGATCCCTGATTCGTACTTCTACGACAAGATCGCTATTCAGATTGGTCGCTGCGACACAGCCGAAAAGAAGACTGAAGTTGCCACTTCACCTTCTACTCGCCTCGAAAGTATTGCTGGCGACGTGGATCGTACGATTCGATCCAGTAATGCTAAAGAAGCGCTTAAGGTTTGGGATGAGATTTATCTCTACGAAACCAACCGTTTAGCCGGCATCCTTTACGTTCCTAACTACAAGGATCCGTTCCAAGCCAGGTATCGTTACGAACGTTCTGGCGCTGAATTCATCCAGGCTTTACCTGGCCCCGCCGACACTGCTGTTGGTTCTCGTCTTTATTTACATGAGGTTTGGCGATAATGGCCCCTAAGTCACCAGCTGGTTTTCTTTATAACTTTGTCGGTCGCCAACTGACAGATCCAACAAATTATCGTTTCTTGCAACAGGCAGCGGGAGACGTTCTTTCTCGTGCAATTCCAAAGAACGTAAACTGGGGCGGTTTGCGCACAGGGTTTTTAGATACCCTTAGCAATATATCTAACATGGCCCCTGGCGCGGCAAAAGAACAAGCTCGAACACAAGCCAAACAAACTCTTGTACGTGCTGCAGCACAGCCTCCGACTCGTCCAGCCGGTACGTTCGCGGGCTCTGGCGCATTAAGGGCACCTGTTGTTGGAACTCCTCCCGTACGTCCTGTTCCAACCTCTGCTGCTCCTAGTACCTCGCTACCAGGGGGCGGACCATTCAACATTGATTACGCATTAAGACGTGCCACTGGTTTTACGGGAAGTCCTCAACAACTGGCTGAGAAGTTAACACCGTCTTCTTTTGGAGGCCAGCTTGGACAACTCGGACAACAATTAGGGCGCGGCGCGCAAGGTCTTGTAGATACAAGCCGTGGTCTACTTGGTAGACTACCAACCCAAATCAATCCTTTTGCAACTGGTACACCAACAACAACACTTGGAAAGGTTGGTAAATTTTTTAATCCTTTAAACCCGGCTAATGCTATCGATTTTGTAAACCCAATGCCCGGCGTTGGTTTGGGAGCCAGGCTTACAGCAGGTTTGGGTTTAACCGGTGGCGCTGGTATGGCCACAACAATTGGTGGTGGTTTATTGGGTGCCGGAGCATTTGATATGCTTTTCCCACAAGGAACTGCGGATGGAACGCTGAAAGGAAAAGAGTATCTTACAAATAGATACATGCCTTATGGCGGGGACGCAAGTCTTCGTGATGAACAAGGACGTATGTGGGCGGGCAAGAATTATGGATTCCAATCACCAGAATCATTCAATAAGTTATTTGGTGGAGCGCAACAAACTACCGCTGGTGGGACTCCTCCACCAGCTCCGACCCTTCCGCCTTTCGTGGATTCTGGGCCGCAAGCCGGACAATTGACAACTCCTCCTTCTCGTCCTCCCGCAGCTCCTGCTGCACCAGCTGTTTCTGCTGCGCCTGCAGCTCCTGTCACACCTGGCGGACCGGTGGTGTTGTCTAACGGGGCCGGTGCTCCCGCACAACGTCAAAATGTCAAAAACCGCCAACTCGCTCAAGACGTACTTAACGCTGCTCAGCAGTATGCTGCTCCTGCAGGTGTCCCCCTTTCTTCCTTCTATGCGGGCCAGCAGCAATTGGGTAGGAGCATGGAACAGGGTGGAGAGCTTCAGCGTCGTCTGAGAGATCTTGGAGGCGCTGCCGGGATGAGCGATCAAGCCTTGATGCAGTGGGCGAAACAGAATCCGGGCCTTGCTTACCGGGAGTTATTGAAACTCCAGAACAGAAACCAACAGATGTAAAGAAAATGTCATCACCCGCAGGACTTGCTGCGATCTTTCCTCAGGATTTTTTAAACGCAGCTGCTCGTATTGCGACCCAGGAAGCAAGGGATCCCAAGTATGGGGCTAACCCAGGCACCTTTGCATCTATTCTGAACCGTTACCATCACCCTGGTTACGGCAAGAACTGGCAGAATTGGTTATTAAACCCAAACCAATACGCTGTTCTTAAAAAACCACAAAAGGAAAGTGGTGCACAGGCACGTCAGTTTTACAATTCACCCGAAGGCTTGAACCTTCTTCAAAGGACTGCACAACAATTGGGTGGTGCAACTGACTTTAGATCAACTTCCTACTTACAGGGTCAGGGTTTATTAATGAAATACCCTGATAATTTGATTCCAGTTCAAACAGGAGGAGGTATTCGCTATTTGCCTCCTGCTGAAATTAGAAAACAAAAACTCTCCCCTTATCTAAGAGAGAACACATTCTTTAGCGAATCAGGACCAGCTAAAACACAGTGGTGGCAAAAGCTTGGCCCGCAAAGCCAATCTGTTGAAACCGAACAAAGCACTTCAGATCAAACAGATTTTTCAACGGCCTTAGCCGGACAAAACAATCCGGAACTCATGGAACTACTCGAAAGACAAATGGACATTCCCATGTTGCCAAAACGAAGGGAAACACCAACATCGTCTTTCGCTAATTTCTTGCGTGTTTTTGGCCCTCTTAGCGCATAACATCTATAATAGATAAAAACAAGGTAATAGAGTCTTGGCATCAACTAGCACGAACAAGCAGCCCTTGCTTATTGATCGGCCGTTATTCGATTCAGTTCGTGTAACGACCCAGACAGTTGGCAGTTCTACTACTAATACCCTCTTTGTACAGGGCGGCCAAGCTCCATCGATCCTGGTCGATATGGATGCCGCCCTGCAAGAAGACAATAACAATGGTGGTGTAGTTGATTCAATTACCATTAGCCGTAATGACTTCTATCGTGGCGCGGATTACACCGTTAATGCGTCGACTTCTGGTACTGTTATATCTCTTGTCAGTGGTCAGGTTGTGTTTATTGCTGCCACTGGGGTCTTAGCCACTGCTCCTGGCAGCGGTTACGGTTATTACACTTACACTGGTGCAACAACGCTTACCGGCGTGAATACCGCGTTGGTTTACTCAGGTGGAACATCTAGCGGTTTTGCCTATAACGGTGTTGCCTATGGTTATCAACCCGCTGTAACCTTTGTCTTTTACCAGACACGTGGTACCACCGTCCCTATCCCTGCTTCTGGTGACTACCGCGTTCTGTTTGCAAAGACTCTCCCAGCAAACAGCGGTACTGTTGACTGCTCTGATTTGATGCCGCAACTCGCAGCCCCGGTTGCACAGGCAGGTAACACGACTGGCTTAGGTTCCACTGCACCGCTACGCAACAAAGGTATTTACCTGGAGCGGGGTGACCGTATTTACGTTGGGGTGTTCCCAGATGGTCCAAACATCTCTGGTTATATTCCAGGGGCACATGTCATTGCGCAAGGCGGCTTCTTCTAATTATGGCCAAGAAGAGTGGAAGCTCTTTTGGTAATTTTCAAACGTCTCACGTTTTTGACCCAAGGGCCGTTAAACCAATAACGACCGAGTTTTCTCGCGGATCAGTTCCTGATTCTCTGTACACTATAAACAGGGAATCAGCCTGGTCACGCTGGAGAAGGGGTTATGAACTTGCAACAGCAACAACACATAACAACGATTACAGTTATCAATTTCGTTACAACATTCCAAACGCCACAACAAGCGGCAATCCTTCCCCTGTAATTTCAGGTGCTTTTGTTGGTTATCCAACATCCAATAAAGAGCTTGGGATGCATTGGGCTATATGGCGTTATGCAGGTTCTGTACGGTGCGATAAACTAACCGATCCCGTCAGTACACAAAAATTATTCATTGAATCGGTCACAGAAGATGCAAACTATTGGTATGTGAAGCTCGCTGGGACCTGGAGCCCTTCTAACCCACTTCCCGCACCTTTCTATATTCCAGTCCCAGGAGAACCTGATGGCTTGAAACCTGCCAATACAGAGATTTTTGAAGATCGTATTGTTGCAGTGGATGGGGACATTATCAATAAAGACACAATCAATCCAGCAACACAAAGAAGGTATGGCTATGTACAAGCTGTTGTTGTTACTATCAATCAGAATACGGGTGTTTTGACATTCAAAAAAGCTGGCTCTGTGCAGGTCACTCCAGATGCCGTTTTTGTAACACCTTCTCCTGTAGGTTTTACACCTGGGCGCTACTTAATTACTGGTTCAAGGTACAGCTGTACCTGTCAAGATTTTACGCGTAGAGACTACTCCTTTGCTGCTACTGCCGGTGAAAGCAATAAAAAACAATTTCCACGCACAGGACTTTCAAGTATCAAGCCAGGTCGTTTTGAATTAACAAAAAGAGACGGAATCCTTGATAACAATGCGATGACGCGGGTAGATCAAAATAGGGCTCTCGAAGTTATTTCTCCAGAAGGTTTTGAGCTTGACTACGAAGTAACTGATAGTTCTGTTGGTAGTACAAAATCAACCCGAGATAACCCTGGCGTTTACAGGGAGTTTGGATCTACTTACACCAGGAGTACGACAAATATGGCTGTGACAGGTTCCAGGGCTGATGGCATGCCGGCTTATAACGATTACGCATCAATCACGGAGTTTACCGATAAAGATTCAATTGAACAAATTACGATTACAGCAGTTGAAGATTCATGGCAACCGCTACTAGACGAGCTTAGGTACTGCAAGCATATCTATGCCATCAAGTTTAAAGATCAAGTCTTTCCACCAGAACCGTCTGACTTTCCTGTTGACATCGGAAGCATGGCGGCATGGGAACAAGAGCTTGTTGCAAAAGCACAGAGGGAACAACAAAGCCTGCGTGAATTTAATGAAACAAAAAGAGCGCTATCAAAGATGGATGTACCGCCTTATAACTGTCAATCGCCAATGATCTTTCCAATGCTTCAACGTTTATTTAACTTTGCAACTGATCGCATTGAAATTCAAAACTTTACAATGCTAGACAAGAACGGACAAGAGTATACACCCTAGAAGTATTGTATACTTTTATTAAGTCCCCCTGGACTTATTAAGGATTCCTTTACCCCTTGCGAGCGGTACCCACCTTTCGGTATGGTGCGGTTACTTAGCTCATACCACCCATGACTCACCAACCGCCCCTGGATCAGCGGATAGTGGATGAGTACTTCCGCTTAGCATCCAGCCGTAAAACAAAAGACATCGCATGGCTCTATGGCATGGTTGCCACTTATGGTCTTAAGCCAGAAGAGCTAGGTGACCTTGACTGGAGATCAGATCTTTCCATCTCTGTCCCTGGTAAAAAGCGTCTTGTCCGCCCACTTCATCCACAGTGGGTTTTCTTATTTGGCCTCAAAGAAAAACAGCCCTGTAATTTGCAGAGCTGCTTGCCGTCCATCAGTTCGTCCATGTACGAGGCTATGGCTTTTCAGAATGTTGAGCTCAACATTACTGACCTAGTACTCGCCCATAAAATGCGCAAGACTCACTATAGGCAGACTAAGCGGCTACCGGCATCATACCCTGCTTTTGCAGGTGTCGCCTGATTGCTGTCACATTCCAACGATAGCTGTCCCTGGAACGGGTCTCCGGAAATGCGGCGTAGTGAGGGCCAAGCTTCAGGGTACCGTCGTCGCGGTACTGGAAGAGCGTCTTACGATCGATACCCAAGAGTTCCTCGATCTGCTGAGCGGAGACCCAGCCAGGGTGTTTAGCCATTGGTGTGGCAGTGGTTACTCATATAACTTACCGTGAGTCAAGACCGTGTCAACGGGTTTAAGCAAACTTTAATCTCTTTGCTTACCGTGGAAAGTGTATTGGGAAATTAGAATAAATTAACGGCAATCGAAGAGCATGTTTTGCAACGAGCACGAGCCCCTCGCCCTGCTAGTTGAATTAACACCTAAACTTGCCAAGAAACGTTTTAGAGAAAGTATATACCAAGCCTGGGACTATAAGTGTGGTTATTGTGGAGATGCTGCCACAAGCCTGGATCATATTATTCCACGCTTCAAGTCTGGCTCGTCTAACCGACATAATTTAATTCCTTGTTGCCGCCGTTGCAACGCACATAAAGGATCCGAGGATATGAAGAACTGGTTCCAAAAACAAGAGTTTTTTTCTTCTGCAACTCTTGATAGGATTGAAGCCTGGATCAAACAAGAATCTGTTTTTATTTTTGGTGAGTGCTAAGTAATGGCTTATTGGACACCGCAAGAAGGTTGGCAGACTTATTCTCTTCCTACTAACGCAAAAACCGATTACACGGGATGGGATTTTGCTAGTAGCTATCCCCATATTACAACTCAAAACGTAACGAAGACGCGCGACCTCTGGGTACGTGTTAGTAATGGTACAGCTGTTGAGAGTAGCGACACAGCCAAGACAGGAACTGGCTGGACAAAATACACGCTTACCGACAAAGGAGGTGGAGCAGGAGACCAACTACCAGGAATTACCTTAAACAAACAATTTATTAGTCATGTTGAAGGGCTTATTAAAGGTTTGCAAGAGCAGGCAGTTAAGGATGTAGATGCATACAACAATGAAATGAATAATTTGCGGCAATCAGCTGCTACAAATTTAAATACACAAGGAGCAAATCTAAACAATAAAAACAACGCCATTAACACCTGGAGCTCAAACACAAAAAATAAGTTAGCCGCTGCGAAAGATGGTACGTATGCTCCAACGCTTAACTCATTAGATTTATCCGGACTTACCGATTTAAAAAACCAAGGCTTATTAAGTGAAGATGAATATAAAACATATGTAGATACTGCGGTTAATAGTTTTAACTCTGATTACTTAACAAACAAGCTGGTCAAATGGGATCCGCTTAAACAGGGTGCACAACCTCCTACAGGAGGCTTCGATGTTGATTACTACAAACTTAATACCAAGGGTGGAGCTGACGCAGCTCAGCAATGGGATACCGCACAAACAGCTGTTTCTGTTGGAGAAAATGTTCTTCCCGACCTCGATGTTGTTGGTCGTTATAGCAAAGACTCTTATCTACATTGGCATTATACGACTCAAGGAAAAGCAGCCGGTGAACGAGGGAATGCAGCGCAAAGTCCAGGCATCACAGAAAAGTATACAGAAGTTTTAACTGATGCAGATTATCAAACGTATCGTGATCAAGTCTTGGGACTTGCTGACCGCTTTGATAACATTAAAGATTGGGCGGAAGCACAAAATCCTGATGTCTTAAAAGAGTGGTACAATTCGCTGCCGACTGATCAAAAAAATGAGTACAACGCTGGTACTCTCCCAGTGCCAACACTAGATTATATTCCAGATCGTCTACGTGACAAGATAAAAATGACGAAGGGCGCCACTATATTGGAAGGACGGCTATCCACTGTTCTTGGCGAGAAAGAAAAGCAGCAACAAAAAATGTTTGGTGCCTTAACCCAGGATTCGTTAAGGCAAGCTGCTGCACAGCTTCAGAAAGCAAAACTACAAGAACAGCAATACGATTTCTACAAAGGGTTGCCAGGACTCAATGAGATCATGACAATCAACGAATCAATTTCTAACTCGATCCTGGGTGACACTGGTGTTGGTGGCGTCTTTGGTTGGATGGGCGATAACGAAAAAACACAGAAAAACCTAGAAAAAAGTTTGTTTGGCGCAACTGGCGTGCCAAGTAGAAGCAATGCAGTATATAACTGGCAAAAATGGTTTGATGATGAACTGGTTAAACGTTATGAATCGGGCCTTACTGTTGAAGATCCTTTAGACGCTTCTTCTACCTATGAGATTGATGCCAAGTTTGCCAAAGACTATATCGATCGATATTTAAAGCCTCGTTTTGATAACTCAAAATCCATGAGTGAGTTTGTCAGCTACATGGACGTAAAGCAAAACGAACAGAACGTTTTTCAAACGCAGAGTGCTCTTGATTCCTTGAGAGATGTTGCGGATGTGCGTTCCAAGGCTTATCTCGATGGTATTAAAGCAAGCGCACCATTAAACTTTAATGCTGATTTCTATTGGGATCCACAGGGTAACTTTACAGAAGACGATCCAAAATACCAGACATACCAAAGGCAGAAGGCGGAGATTGCTGCTGATTGGGAACTTGCAAAAACAAAAGGTGATACTGAGAAAGTACCAGGTACTGATAGAACCTGGAACCAGTGGGCCTACTATTATGGATTAAATCCTGCAGACAAAAATCAGTTCGCAAAGCTCCACTATCAAGTTAAGGGAGCTGCCGCTGGTTTTGACCCTGCTAAAGATTTGATTACCTTGAAAGATGCTGATGAGTATATCCAGAATAAAATTTTGCCGGAAATTGCCAATGAAAAATTAAAAATTGGTGATATTACATTTTTAAATTTTGTAACGCCAGAAGAGTATGCCGATAAATTACTTGAGGGTGTAAGTCCTGAAGGGCAAAAGGAAGAGTGGGATAAGCTGCTGCAAACTCTTGGTTTAAGCGCAAAAGATATGGGTGTTGCCGAAGTAAAGCAGTACATTATCGAAGCTTTTAGAACAGGAGCGGCAAAAGATATTCGAGAATCAATCAAATACTTAAATGAGAAGAAACTAACACCAACTCAAGAGCGTTTAGGTGTTGAATATATTGAGCGCCCTGGGGATGCAGCACCAACCGACGATCCAAATGCGACAGCTCTTTACAAGATTTTCAAGAACGCTGGATACCAAGGTAATGAAGATGAGTTTTACGGACAGTTTATGACTGACATAGATCGTGGCGAAATGGAATTAGTAACACAAGCAAGTAAAGGACTTCAAGCAAGTAGCCTGTTCTCAGGTCTATCTAGCAAGGATCCTTTTGAAAGCCTTGTTTCTATTCAGGGTCTTTTTGATGAAGGTGATAAAACCACATCAACGACAACAAAAGAACAACCTGCGCCTAGTTATTTTAAACTATTTGGAGACGACAAAGAAGACGAAGACTACAAATCTAAGTCTGGTCAAAAGATTCTTGGTGAATTCACATCTCTCTTTAAAGGATTTAGTTGATGGCTGAACAACGAAAGAAAGCTGCAAAAGCAGCAAAAATTGCAAAGGATAAGATGGCATGTAACAAGCCACAAAGAACTCCTGGTCATCCAACCAAGAGTCACGTTGTCAAGGCTTGCGAAGGAGGCGAAGAAAAAATCATCCGTTTTGGGCAGCAGGGCGTACAAGGAAGTCCTAAGAAAGAAGGTGAATCAGAAGCTTATAGAAAACGTAGGGAAAGTTTTAAAGCACGACATTCTAAAAATATTGCAAAAGGTAGAATGTCTGCCGCTTGGTGGGCAGACCGTGTCAAATGGTGATTTACTTGCTAAGCTGCATAGGCTGATTCCTTACCAGCATGGCAAAACCCAAAGCAAATACACTTCACGTTGAAGGCAAGCCCAAGACCACTTCTATTGGACAAGGACAAAATAGTCGTCCTCAACGACGTGGTAAAAAGAAACTACGGGGACAAGGTAAATAAAAATTATGTATATTGGGGATAACAATAGTTATCTCCATGTCGGATTTTTCGCGTGCCATTAACCTAATTCGTAAATACGAAGGGTTTAACGAAAAGGCATACCCAGATCCGCACACTGGCGCAGAGCCCTACACCATCGGGTTTGGAACCCAGTTCTACCCCGATGGTTCTCCCGTCAAGAAAGGCCAGCGTTGCAGCCAAGAGAAAGCTCTTGAGTACCTCTTCCACGAGATCAACGTCATTGAAGCCCAGCTCCTGAGGCAAAACTTGGGACTGGATGACAACATGCGCCAAGCCCTGGTATCATTCATCCACTCGGTCGGCTGGGAGTCCTTCCTCTACAGCCACATCATTGATCACCTTGAAGTGGAAGACTTTGCCAGCGCCACCACGGAGATGAGTCGTTGGATTTTTGATCAAAACCACAAGGTTGTCGGCGGTCTCCTGGAACGCAGGAGGGAAGAGATGGGTCTCTTCCTTCGTGACGTGGAC